TATAGATGATCCCTGTTGTGAACTACGGACGCATGGAGCGACTGACACCCGAACCCACGGGGCCACCGCTAAATTTGAACACGTTCATCATTGTTATTATAATCCTATGTGTACTCTTACTGTACAAGCGATACGTCGACGTCAGTCGTAATCGTCAACGATGGCATACTTGATGCACTCCTCCGGTTCGAGATAGATGTCCCTCTTGAGGAGTTTTTTCATCTTCTTCTCTGGAATCTTCGTGTGTTCAAAGTACGTGCGACGAATCATGTCCATCAGCTTCGAGGCCGTGCGCATCTCATCCTTCATCTCCTCGAACTTCCCCCAGAACGACCCCGTGCTGAGCTGGTGAATGAGGATGTGCGCGTTCCTGCCGATGCGCCGCTCCTTACCACCGAGAAGCATGAACGTGGCGGCGGAACAGCACGCCCCGTGGGCCACCGTGATGACGTGCACGCGACTCCTCTGTAAGATGTTCATCGCCGTGAACCCGGCGAAGAGGTCTCCCCCGTCGCTCATGATGTTCACACGCACGCTGGGGGTGAACCCGATGATGTCCGCGCTCATCTTCAGCAGTCCACTCTCCAACTTTCGAAACTTTTCCGTAAAGTCCAATATGCTCTCGCTGGTGATGTCGCCGTAGTAAAACATCTCGTTCCCGACGACCTTCGTGCACTCCACGACGACTTCTTCTTCCTCTTCGTTAGCCATTGAGTCGTTTCTTAATTGAATTGACGTCCCTTGGTTTTAATTTAGTCGTGATGCACAGATGATTCATCGTATCGAAATCTTGAGGGGTTATGTCGTAGGCGCGTAATTTATCGATGTACCCCAACCCTGCGTAGCGTTGTAAAAGACAGAGCGCCTCTATGCTGATGCTATTGTTTCTAATTTGTATGCTGTGCAGTTTCCTTCGACGCATCTTGTAGTTGCCGTGTTTCGTCCACGACGCCCCAGGGCGAAGGGTGTCTTCTCTGAGAGGTGCGCGCATGTAGTACCTGGGCAAGGACATGGCGGCGTTCGCGAAGAATGGCATGACGTGCCAATCACCCTGCGTGCTGTACATGCTCGTGTCCATGAGGTCGGCGTCGGAAAAAGAGGTGGCCACCTTGCCGAAGTCCACGTCGGCGCTGTCGAGGTAGTTTTCTTGAAAGATGGACCACATGTGCCCGTGTTCGGAGAGCGTCTCGGTCCTGAACTTGTAATCCTTCTCGCACAAGATGCGATGGATGACCTCTTTCGGGGACTCGAAGACGTCTTTTTCATCGCACCCGTCGAGATAGTGAAAGTAATCGCGTATGTTCCCCCTTGACCTTACCGCCGCGGCGCGGTCGTACCTCTTCAGGTCCAACTTGGCCATGTCCTGTGGGTCGTGCCTCGGGACGGTGATGAGTTCAAAATTTGGATACATGCACAGGTGGGTGGAGACGACCACGAGAGACCCGTTCGTGAGTCGTTGGCCATCGCTCACGCGTTCGATGGTTCCCTTCAGTATGAGGGAGTCCGGTTCGTAATCCTCGATGTACAGGTGTTTATCGCTGTTTTTGATGAGGTCCGAGAACACGCTCTTCGACCTGAGGAGGTCCACGTTCAGTTCCACGCCGTTTGATTCATCCAGGCCTCTTTCTCGTATGAACGTCTTCCCCGTGCCACAGGGACCGTAGATGAACACGTTTTTGTTTTCCTCGAGACACCGTTTGAACCGCGCGATGCGTTGGACGTGTAGATTCGTCGCATCATCAGGGGGTTTCTTTTTTTGTGGGATGATTTTAATATACCTATCCATAATGCCCGGTGATAATAAAGACCTCACCGACCAGGCAATGGAGGTACTAGAAGAAAAGGTATTGACCCCTTTAAAAAAGAAAATGTTCCCTTACCTGTGCGGTGCGGTGGTTTTTAATCTCCTTCTTCTGGTGATTCTGGTGGTGATTCTACTGCGACTTCCATCAGTTCCGCGCGACGTTTGAGTTCTTCCTCGAGTTTTTGATTCTTCTTCGACACCTGTGTTTTCCCGCGCAACTCCTCCAACTCCCTCTTCGTCTCATCCTGCTGTCTCTGTGCGATGACGTCGCCCACGACCTTCTTGAAGTACGTCTTCGCTGGCAGTGGGTTTTCATCCACAGACGTGCGCAACTTCGAGAGGTCTTCCACGAGTTCTTTTTTACTTTTATCAGTGGGAATGAGTCCCTTGATTTTAGAGACCACGGAGTTTTCCGCGATGCCGTTGAACATTTGAATGGGTTTGATGTTAATGATTTCTGGTTTGGTGATGTCGTCGTCTGATGGGAAATCTCGTTCAAACAGGTCCAAGACGTTCTGTGGCACCGATGGGCTCTGTTCGATGAGGGCGTCGTACTCCCCTTTGAGAAGTTCGACCATGTCCGCGCCGTCGCGACTGCGGTCCACGAGGGGGAGGGCCAGTTCTAAACGCACCACGCGAGAGAACTTGCCGAACTGCATCGCGGCCACTCTGTGGGCCTCCATCAACTCGCTCACCTTTAAGAACTGTGCGATGGTGGCGATGAGACCGGCGATGAGGTTGAGTCCACCGATGCTCGGGGCGACATAGGGTTTTAACCCATCAGGGAACTGTTCTTGGGCGAAGTTGGCCGTCCCCGTGATCGTCGACAACACGATGACAGGGAGGGTGTAGTGCATGTTTGATTTTCGATACTTAAGGAAGGCCTGGTAGTGCATGTACCTGTAGCACGCCGCGCTCTCCCCCCATGCCTTGAGGATGGACTCCTGTTGTGGGTGCCAAATTTTTGGGATTTTTTTATCTTTTTCCATTTTAGAATAGATGAATATAATTTTCACACTTCACGCGGTGTTTCTCGTGTGTCTCATCATCATCCCCTTCCTTAACAACGAACGATGGCTCCAGACGTACTCCCTCATCATCCCGTTCATCTTCTACCATTGGAGCGTGAACGACGACACGTGCGCCATGACCCAGTTGGAGACGTACATGACCGGTAAGAACAAAGACGAAACCTTTTTCCACCGTCTCGTCTCTCCCGTGTACAAGATGGACGACACCGCCGCGAACAACCTCCTGAAGAGCACGCTGTTCTTCCTATGGATGTTTACGCAGTATCGTCTCGAACGGTTTAAAATAGTTGAAGATGACTTAAAGAAGATTCTTGCGAAGTACCGTATCAAGAAATATTAAACACTCTCCGAAGATGCACACGGCTTTGAGCACTCGCTCTTTATCCATAAGATGGACACTGAAAATAAAGATGCCGAGATGTTGGCTATGACCATGGGTACGACCCTGAAGTACACGGAATACACCAATCCTAACGCACTCGCCACGAGGTTCGTCAAGAGGAACCCGTAGCTCAAACCACTGGCATCTCTTTCACGCCAAGTGTGTACCACTTGTGGGACGAACATGGCTGATATGAGTGTAGAACTCAAGAGACCGCAGGTCTCCACTATGAACATATGTTATTAAAGGGAGTCTCTCTTTTTAATAACAGATGTACAAGGTGCTCGCCATCGATGTCGGCTATCATAATTTGGCTTTGGTCATGGCAGACTGCGCGAACGCACAAGTCGAAATCACGGCGATGAAAAAGGTGAGTCTTGAGGACTACAAATACATTCACACCAATGACATCGTGGATTTAGTGCCATTGATGGTCAACGAACACCGGAGCTGGTTCGACAGCGCTGAACACATTCTCATCGAGAGACAGCCTCCCGGGGGGTTTCAAAACATAGAGGTTCTCCTGCACTACATGTTTCGCGACAAGGTGACCTTGGTGAATCCCGTGTCCATGCACTCACACTTCGGCATCGGACACCTCAACTACGAGCAGCGGAAAGAGCGCACCACGAGCATCGCGGAAAAGTACCTACCGGAGGGTGAAGTCATACCCTACGAGAGGAAACACGACATCGGTGATGCGGTGTGCATGATTGTGTACTTCAACTTTCGAAAGTCCGTGCACATCTTCGATAGATACAGATTCACTCGAACCTCCACGACTGATTCATAGGGTCTCTGAACCGACGCATCTCGTCGAGGGCGTTAAACATGACCGCCGGGCTCGACGCCTTGTTGGTTGCCGCGTTGATGTCCACGTATTTGTTCACTTCATCGCGCTGCGCCTTCGTGAGCTGCGCGTAGCGAGCCCTGACGCGTTCGGACACGAGCGCCTTCGCCTTGACCAGAGCTTGCGCGTAGTTCTTCTGTCCCTGATATTTCAACATCTTCTTCCCATAGTTTGAGAAATTCCTGGACTTTGCGAGGTCTTCGACCATCGAGGTCGTCGTCTTAGACGGTGATTTTTTCAACATGTTCAGCTTTTGAAGCGCCTCGAACAGACGCCTTGGAGACGATTCCGCGTTCACCCGGTTCGCGATGCCCGTCGCGAAAACCTTTGACTTCTCAGGGACGTTCTGTGATGAACGCAACACCCGGTTGTACAGGAGGGCTCGACTGTTTCTTACCATGGCCATGTAGTTTGGAATTTTATTATCCTTGTACCTGGCCAGCTTCATCTGGTACTCGTACAAATTCTTTGCATCCGCCAGCTTCTTGGCAGTCATGTATACAATGGGCTCACAATTTATTTTTAATCTTGGCACAGATGGTCTTTCGCGTGTTCTTGTTCGCCACGTTCACGTTAAGACCTCGGGCGAGACCTTTCATGTCCGCTTTCTTCATGGCGCACGCGCGCTTCTTCACACTGGCTTCCCACTCTTTGATGAGACGTTCCACCTCCCCCCACTTTCTGTCGAGACGCGCACGAACAATCTTCCCCAGCTGTTTAAAGTCCGTGGGTGTGTACGTCGCTTGACGCATGACTTTGGCCACCATGCGCTGATACTTGCGTTCGACGAGCTGTCCGCGAACGTTCATCCCGAGCATCGTCCCCGCGGTGTTAATCTGACGCATCATGGCCCTGCGTTCAGCCGAGGCCTTCGCATTCGCCAACCTCTTCTTCTTCGCCCGGTGTTCTTCGAGGGCGAGACGAGCCGCCTCCTCGTTTCTCATTTGTGACTTTCTTTTCTCGGCCATATAGTATAGATGAAGAATAAAAACGTCAACGTGTACGTGGGGGCCATCGTGCTCTTAGTGCTCCTTCTCATCTACGTGTGGTACAACCCGCGCGTGGTCGAGGTCGAGGTCCCCGTGAAGGTTCCCGTGGAGGTGCCAGTCGTGGTGGAGCCACCGAGACGCGCGCCTGAGTACAGGGGGGCGCCCATCAAGAAGTACAAACCCGGGTACATGCAGCAGATGGGTCTCCTCGTGGACGAAACCGGTTCGGAAACGCTCCCACTCTATGGGAAAGAAGCGTCGGGGTACAGAGACAGGTACAACTACTACACGACCACGACTGGGGAACAGATGTACCCAGTGCCTGTGACCCACGAAGGCCGGGAGTGCACTGAGGACATCGGTTGTCCCGAATTTTACGGCGAGGAGAGTGTGGACATCCTCGGGAAGAATGGTGCGTACACCGTGAAGATGTACCGCACCGATGATTTCTTCTAAACAAACGCGATGCCGAACTTCTTGGTCATCAATCGCTTCGCCCCACCCAACGATGGGCGCGACCAAAGCAACCATCTCGACCAGAACCCTGGGGTGTACACACCCCCCTTGGTCCAGGTTTCCCGTCGACGATGACGCACCAAGTACCGCTGCATCCTCTCCCTGTCTTTGTGGATGGTGTAGTCGGAATAGCCCTTTCCACCAAAGTCCACAGATTTCCCACTGTCCACGAAGATGACGCGAAACTTTTTATCAGCCTTCGGACTCTTCGTGAGACGGACTTTCATTTATGTATACAATCTACGACTATTTTTTGTTCACATCATACACTTGGAGCAGTACTTTTCCACCTTTTCCACCCTACGGTACACGTAGAGACCGATGAGCGCCAGGAGCGCGGCGGCGTAGGTCAACTGAGTCATCTGCTTGCGCAAGAAGAACAGGGCGAGCACGATGACGAGCATGAGGATTTCCTCCGTCGTCGGCATGAAGAAACGCGCGGACAGGTCCGGGGCTTCTTCCGTCGGTTCAGGGGCGGTATACATGGAGCGCTTGTATCCTGGCATTTTTATAATCTGCGGAGAAATTAATTCATGTGGTGGGTCGTCGCCGCGGTGCCCTTTGGTCTCATGGCTTGGGACTTTTGTAAGCCACCCATCGACAAACTCTACTTTCAAAACCCCTGGCGACCGCTGGTGGGCATGAGAAACACCCTCGTGGACATCTTTTGTGGTCAAAAGTATTACCAAGCCTTCGACCTGTGGCCCATCGGATTTAACTTTGGGAAGATACGTCGTGAATTCTTCGAAAGGGAGGGGAGTGTGCAGCGACACTACTTTCACGACATGGACCCATGGTTTCCAAAAAGCACAAGATACTACTATTACAAAGTCCAGGATTTCCCATTCTTACAGAGTGTTATTGATACAATTCCAAAGGTGGACAAGGAGACCGGGGTCATCGCCGTCATCGAAGGTCCGATGACCATCGCCCCCCATCGGGCGGAGAGTAATTTACAACTGCGCTATCACATGACCTTGGAGGGTTCGGGGGACTGCACCCTCTTCCTCTCGGACTGCGTGCACAAGCACAAGACCGGCGACGAGTTCATTTTTGATCACTCTCGCTATCATAGTTTAGAAAAGTCCGGCTCTGAAAGGCGTATAACATTGATTTTGGACGTGCATCGTTTCTGATGGGCTTGGGCACCTCCAGTAGGACTATCTCCCCCGCCTCGTTGCGCGCTTCCACCAACATCGTGGGTTTCGGGGGTGGACGAGGACCAGGGGCGGGGTCCATGCCAAAGAGGAATCTAAACATTTTTTAAAAAAAGGTGATGTTTTTTTAAAAAATGCAATGTTCTCCGTCTCTGGGTTTCGATCCCAGTACTTTGAGGTTAACAGCCCCACACTCTTCCGATTGAGTTAAGACGGAAAGTGGTCCAGCCTACCGGATTCGAACCAGTGACCCACTGAGCTTTGATTACGACTACAATCAGTTGCTCTTCCAACTGAGCTAAGGCTGGCCAAAGCTTCCACCAGGGTTCGAACCTGGGTCGTTGGATTCAAAGTCCAAAGTGATGAACCACTACACTATGGAAGCTCTACTATTATAAACATTTTATTCTTTAAGTAATATAATGTACCTCGTCGTAGTAGTAATTCTTCTTGTCGCATTTCTGATTTTACGCAGGGAGCCGATGTGGTCGTACGAGACCTACCTCCTGACGCTTCCAGACGCCGAGGAACGAAGGAAGGTTTTCTTCGAGCACAACACCCACGGTCCAAAGGTCCGCGTGGTGTACGGACAGGACACGAGAGTGGTGGAGACGGCGCGGAAATTTGAAGAACACGTGCAGAGTGAATTCATGGAGAAGGCGGTGGAGATGCATTACGACCCGTCGGTCGTGCGTCCGAACATAACCTATTTCAACCTGGGTGCCATAGGGTGTCAGATGGGCCACGCCGACATATGGAACCGAGCTTCGAAAGCCGGACACAAGTACGCCCTGGTGTTCGAAGACAACGTGAAGGTGAAGTCCTCGAAAAAGTTGCACCAATACATCGAGTCATTCATAAGGGAGAAAGGTGATGACTTCGAGGCGTGCTTTTTCCACTGCCTCCATTACCTCCCCGACGCCGTGCAGAAAGATAGGGTTCGATGGATTTCGAGTACGAAGTGCTACCTCCTCCACATCCCAAACATGAAAAAGTATTTCCCCCTCTTTTTCCCCATGAACAACCACGTGGACTTGAAGTTTGAAGACATCGTGGCGAACGGTGCGCGCGTCTACTATCGGGACCTTCGCGAGTACTTAGACATCGACCGCAGTGGACCTTCGACCATAGGACACAGCGCGCACGACGACGAGGAGATGTTCTCACGCCAGTTTCCCAAAGCGACCACATCTGACCTCATCAAAGGATGGTAGGATGTCTCTCGCGTTCCTCCTTGGTGCGAATCAACTGGGTGATGGCGAGGAAGAGAACGACGAGGAGTAGGGTGTCTTCGAAATCGCGCACGGCGGCGAAGGCGAGGAGGAACAAGGTGAAAAACTTGAAAAGGGGGTTTTCCGAGACGGAGGTGAGCGCCTTTGGCTTTTCGGTCACGCCACTGGCACCGAAGACGCTGTGCATGAGGATGGTGACGCCGTAGATGAGGGGACCGTTGACCACGTTTTCAGTCTTAGCAAAGTAGTCAAAGCCATCATGTGCGAGAAGACCTGCGACTGAAAGTGCGCCAATCGCAAGAAGTGTGGGAGTACTCTGAAGAGACATATGTATTTATACAACATTAAATTTTATCGAGAATAAAGTTTCGGGATAAAAAGCGTACGGGACCACGCGACCTCCATCGCACACGAAATTCTTACGAATCTCCGCGTGTGAGCAGGCGTCCCTCGATATGCGCGCACAGAGGACGTTGTCGTACACACAAGGGGTGGCCACGTCCAGAGTTGACTCCGGGCGTACCACGGTGGTGTCGACGTTGTACACCTTGAGGGCGTCGAGGATGTACCGATAGTCGCAGCACGCGTTCACGACGACGACGCAGTGACCATTCATGGCGTAGTTGTTCTGGACGTCGAACAGGAAGTTTTCATCCTCCTCGGGTGTGATGACCACGTTCGCGTGGGGTTCGCACATGGACGCGTTCCTGGCGAGTTCGCCGTATTTCTCCGCGAGTTCCAGAAAGACCACACCGTGGATGCTTTCAGCGAGGACGTGGCACTTCCTGATGTACCGCGACACCTCCTCAATCTTCGATTGCATGCCGAACCCGGTGATGCCCACGATGCTGAGCGGGAGGTCCGCGGCGAAGATGCTTCGCGCCTCCTTCTGAGTTTCCATGTCCCCGATGCAGTAGAGTCGGTCGAAGGTGAGAAGGTGCCTCTTCGCCAACTTGAGGTTGAGGTGTTCCCGCGAGGTGTGAAGGATGGAGCCCGGTTCGTTCCTCGCCTGCCCGGTGACGAAGAGCTCCTCCATGAATCCATGGTTCAGACCTCGCCATCCCTCGACGACGCCGACGACCTTGTTGTGCCTCTGTTTCTCCTGAAGTGCGATTTCCGTGATGCACGTGTTCACTCCAGGGGAAATTCTTCCGGGTGTTATGATGCCGACGTTCATGCTTTATTGTTATTTGTGAAACGCGCGATGACTCTAATTAAGATGCACACGAGGCGAGAAATGAGGTAGTAGTCAACGACGAGGTTGTTAAAATGCAAATCCACATTTCACGTGCACGTCTTATCAGCCTTTAGAACATAAAAGGTAACAAACAGAGTACCTATGTAGAATGGTAAAAACTTATATTTTTTCGGTAAAATAAGCAACAAAATAATTATTGACACGATGAATTGATATTTGAAAAACTGAGAATATTCTCTGAGTGCGCGATAAATTCGGTCTATGTTGAGCGCACCTGGATAGGACACGAAGACTGCGTCGGATTTTTTGTGCATGTTAAATGGTGTAATGTTTTCAAAAATCTTCTTCTCCTCATCCACCTTGATGAAATCGTACTTTCCGCACAAGGTATTGAGATTCCTCTGGTCGTCTTCACACGACATCTGAAGCGCGTCTTCGAGAACTTGTAAGAGGTATTTCGCGTAACCCATGTACAAACCCGAGTTCGCGGTGAGTTCTGCCCGACACGTCGCAAACACAGTCTTTGTGAGTGGGCCATACGGTGCTGGGTCCATGGACACCAACATCTTACAATCACAGGCTTCGAACATCGCCACGACATCTTTGGGGTCTTTATTTATCTTTGTATCAAACCCGTCGAGGAAAATCACGATGTCATCGTCCTCCTTCTCTCGCAGGTACTCCACCATGCCCTTGTACTTGTCCAAGAACCCGTTCCACTTCGTGCCCCATCCCAACACCCGAACGGGCACGTCGAATTCGTTGTGCACCAGCTCTTCAAAGAGGCCATGTGATTTATTCGCGTAGGTCACGACCTCCATCGGTTCTTAAGATACTCTGATATAATTTTCACGCGGTCGGGGTCCCGTGTCAACTCGCGGGCGTCGGTGATCACGTGATCGTAGTGCACCAGGTTCGCGAGGTCTTCCCAGCCGTGTTCCCGAAGGAACGCCTTGAGGGGGGTGTTCCAGGTCTGTTCCCTCGTCGTCGTTTTTGTTCTCATGTTAATATAAAACTATGTTATTGTGTTGCGCACGCGATGCAATGGACGACGAGTACAGGAAAGAGCCCGGGGTGGTCAGGTCCAAGAAGTGTTTCTCGAGGGATATACGTATTTATAATCAAAGTAAATACTTTGTGGAACTCGAAATCAGGGATGTTAGGGGGAGTTTTTTGAAAAAAATAACACTCGGTGCCTTCCAGGGACAGGCTGGTGCTGAGTTTGACCAAGGGGACACAAACAATGTGCAGGTGGTGAGAGTCGTTCCAGGGATGATGAAAAAGATTCGGGTCGGAACCTCTAAATATACGATTACAACGTACATGAATGGTAGAGAGTTATTCAAGAATCGCATGTATAGCACGAGACAGTACCCGGTGTTTCATGACCGCCACTACAGGGAGGTGGCCTCGAATGACAGAGTGCGCCACGTGCCCCACGAGTTCGACCCAGACCCGTGTCCGTGTCAAGACCCACCGCCGCCACGTCGTCGCCGGTGGTGGTGGTTCTTTTAATGATACGTGATGACCCTCTTTCCGCGCATGACCTGAAGGACCCCCCCGTGAATGCCGTAGTCGCCCACTTTTGGGATGTGGTCGATTTCCTTCTTGGACCCATTTTTAATGATGACCTTTTTCGCATCATTCAAAATGGCTCGGTCAGTGACCTGCTTCACCCCACATCCCCAACGGTAATCGTACACCGGTGCGTATCCCATATTTTCTTAAGTGTGTGTGTGGTGGTCGGGACTGGGGGTTATTTATTACAATGTTTGAAAATAGTCCCTCACCACCTTGTCCGTGATGAATATGTGATTCATGTCGAATCGTTCGAGCGCACACTTGGCCCTGTACACGGAGCGGTGTCGGTCACTGACTGGTTCGCGCTTGGCATCTCTCACGTAGGTCGCGGCCACACCCGGGGAGTACCCCTGAACTTGGTGAAGCCACCAGCAGCGCAGGAGGTCTTCCTTCGAAGTCTGTGCCAGACACGCGTCGCGAATCGTGAGGTCTGCCCTCCTCTGATACGTTGGGTGTCCTCCCGGTAAATCGGAGTTGTGGAGGAATCGGTCGTAGAGGAGGAACGCGCGATAGTCATTGCCCTGCCCGTCCCCTTCCAGGTCGACGCGTCTGGATGAGAGGTATCGGTGGACGGCCCTCCTATTGTTGAGGTTCACCCCACTCTTGCGGAGTCGTCGACAGTACATGTCGATGGTCGACGGGGCGTAGTTGTTCGCTTGCAGGACTGTTCGAAAGTGTTCCATGGTCGTTTCCTTAGCAAATCATACCATCATAACTTTAACGAAGATGCATTTGAGAGGGATTCTCGACTCCTCTTGCGTCTTAAAGCAAATAGCGTGCTCATCCAGTTCTTCATGGCTCTATCGTGCTTTTCAATATCATCAGTTCCCAATATACTAAGGCCATTACACACATCTGGTTTATTATCTTTCTCCGGAAACTCCAAGTTGAATTGGATGATGGCGTTCGCGGGAATGTCCGGGGCGTCATCCAACAGGCGGTCGTACTCCTGTCGACACGTGTTGACGAACTCGATGACGTCCTGTCTGTGTTCGGGGTCCAAGGACAGCTCCATGTCGATGTTCCTGTAAAATTTCGAATACTGCACACACATCGCGGAGTGCGCTTCCGCGAGTTGCGCGCTCTGTGAAAATTTCGAGAGCGATGTGAGGATGCCACCGAGTACGTTTAAAAACGCGAAAAAATACTGGACTATTAAAATTTTATCCTTCGTTCCACTGTGTGTGTTGTCGCTTCCAGCGGGGTTGAGCACGGCGAATCCACCGACCCCCGTAATGCTACTGATGACTATCGATGGGTAGGACATGTAATCGTTCACCCTCTTGAAGTGCAACCTGGCGTGATTGTGAAGCCACCTGTAGCCGGCGGCTTTTTCGGCCCAGCGCACGAGGAGCTGTTCCTGTTTCGGGCACCATGTGTGGGTGGCGTCCATTATTTTACGCGCACATTTTTCGCCTGTTCCCTTGCGAGGGTGTCGACCCTTTCATTCTGTGGGTGGCCGTTGTGCGCCTTCACCCATCGCCACTGGACATCACTCATCCGTTCAAGTAAAGTGTCTATGTGCACCCAGTGTTCTTTATTTTTCACTGGCGTCTTCTTTGCTGTCGTCCATCCATTCTTTTTCCAATTTGCCATCCACGACGTGACCCCGTTTTTCACGTAGGAACTGTCGGTCCATAAGGTCACTCGGTCGATGCCTTCCTCGACGCAACGTTCCAACGCCCGTTCGACGGCTGTGAGTTCCATGATGTTGTTCGTGGTGTGTTCGTCGGCACCGGAGAGTTCGAACGCGTCGCACGTGCACGCCCACCCCCCAGGCCCTGGATTTCCCAAACAACTTCCATCAGTATAGATATTCATCGCTATGAATGAATATATTTTCTAAGGTTTAATTAATATGGACCCCCAGACCCAGATTGTAGCGAACACCGGGGGTGGTGGTGGTGGTGTGAGTCAACGAACAGTCATCATCCTCGTTTTGGCCCTCGCCGTCTTGGGTGCTGTGGCGTATTATTTTTTCTTTTATGAGAAAAGTGAAGATGAAGAAACACCGAGTGCAAACACGGCGTGCAGTGCACAAACCACGGAAGCCACGTGCATCTCACCGTGCGTGTGGGACGGGGCGACGTGCAAAGATGCACCCTCAACTTTTTCCCCGGAAGAGAAAATCGCGGATGTCGGCGGCCTCTCGGCTCGATATCTCCCGAGTGGGTACGACGAGACCGCGAGAAAGTGGAAAGACACGGAGGGGGGCAAAGACTTCGATGTCCTCGGCACACTCACCAAGTCTTCGGATGAAAAACAAGTCACGGGGGACACTCTCACGAAGTTTACCCTCCCCGCTGGACTCTTTGACCGCCGATACACTCTCTTCACGGTGGCCAAGTACAACGGAGACTCCAAAAAGCGAATCTTCACCAGTAGTGAGGGTGATTGGTACTCTGGACACGACGACGGCAAGTCTGGAGTGGCCAAACACGACAACGTGCTCACGGAACACATCGACCACTACGGCGACGGGTGGGTCGTCTCGTGCGACCAAAGAGACATGTATCGCGCAAACGGCATCAGACTCAGTGGTTTGCACTACGGCGAGGGCTTACCCGAGAACATTGGTGTGAACATCAAGTCGGGTTGGGAATCAGACTTTGCCATCGGTGAAATCCTTGTGTACTCGCGTGAGCTGACCATGGATGAAATTCAAATCATCGAAAAGGTCCTCCTTGATAAGTACGTGGTGCCCCCGAAGACATACTTCGGCGGTGAACTGACGAACGCCGGTGTGGATGACATCTATGAGGCTGACGTGGATTGCGGGGAAAACAGTGCGCTCACGGGTGTGAGGGTTCAAGACGGGAACGTACACAAATACAAATGCATGTTTAACATGGACGACATGAACAACTCTGGATACATCAGAGACAACATCGAAGACACAAAGTCTGGGAACTACATGGAAGACATGGCGAACCAACGCATGGACTGTGGTTCCAAGGCACTGCAAGGGTACAAGTTTCGACCGTCTTCCGATGACACGAAGGTGTCGTTGCGATACAAGTGTGCCGGTGGTCTCGTGGACGACAACGAGTGTGAAGAGAAAACGTCTGAATACATGGACGTGGCTGACATCCTCTCGCACGTCATTGATTGCGACAGCGACGACAAAGTATTGACGTCCGTGCGTTTCAAGAAAAATCCCGACGACACGTCAAAGGGCCGATACGAGTACACGTGCTGTAAGCCGAAGGGGTACTGATTACATACATAAAAGAAAGCCAATCAAATATTAAGATTTATGATAAAAATGTTAATATTTGAGTAATTTTTTTAAATATTTACGCTGAAAAAAGCTTAGTTGGAGAACGCGAGACC